AAAACGTCAGCAGCAACAAGAAGAACGCTAAATTGCTGACAGAATGAGCAAACGCGCGGCGGTGTAGTGAATCCTGCCGCCTAACTGCGGTATACTGCGCTGGCGTCTCCTTAGTTAAATGGATATAGATATAAAAACAAAAAAGTAATTGATAAATTTATAATTTTAACCAACCAACCTCCCTAAAAAGTACACATAAATGTACACAGTAATTTTTCCTATTATGAAGAATAGTCATATTTTATAGCTTTTTTCGTACCTTTATTTGTTCTCTCTTTGATATAGTCTGTCACTCTTGTTCTAAACTTTTTTTATCAGTGGACGATAACCGAACTACGCCAAGTTGGTTTTGTACAGTTTAGATGTTGAGATTCCTAATCTAACTATGCAATCTGCATTGCTGACTTGTATGTGATTTGGAAAAATTTGAGAACTGTAAAGTATGGCTAAGCCTAAAATTGAAGATGTGACATTTTCCATAACTCCTGATGAGTTGATTGGTTACTTTAGGAAAATTCTCGACCCTATCGAGAGCGGGCAGGAACATGGATACCAGTGTATCTTCTGTAAATCTCATGAATGGTACATTCAGCCTTTTCCTGACACAGACGACAAACCGATGATTGTGTCACAGCCAATACCAAAATCAAAAAACCTTGCATCATGGTATTTCCCTGTTGGTTGCAAAAGCTGTGGTTTTACACTGTTTTTTGATGCAGCAAAAGTTACCCACGAGATTGAGCTTGAGAGAGATAAGGAGAAGAAAAATGATTAGCTTATGCGCAAATGATAATGCTTCTTACTATCGTTCTGACCTGACTTTATCTCAATCACTGCTTTTTGCATTCCCTAAAATTTCGTCTCTCACAAGGACTATGATGGCAGTGGACTGGGAAGAGCACGCGAAAATATTCTCTTTGGACAAAAATAATTACGAATTCGATTTTCAAACAATTGAAAACGCTTTCGAATGTGACTTTGTTGAAGTGCCAGACGAAATCGCCAGCGCGCAAGACTTCCGTAAATGGATTATGGAGATGAAGGTTGAATGAGAGTGGAAGTCGGGAAGAATCTCGTAAGGGAAATTCAGCATCTCGTTAAGACTAAAGTGATCGAGTTGGATCAAATCGATAAAGTTTACGGTTTCATTGATCATGTGAAGGCTAGCGGCCTTGCTGGCCTTGAAGGACGTAATAAAGACTCCTCGCATGTTCCTGCTAAAGCGAAAAATCGCGCAGAGAAAGTGGAAAAAGCTTTATCAAAAAAATGGTGGCACTATCATGTTGGGATTGACGTGTACAAGCCTAAAGGCACTTTTGGCGACCGCACTTCCAAGTATGTTTTACATTATGCTAATCACGGCCCACACTATATTCGAGTCGGGAAATTAGATAAGCATCCTCCGTTCCTGATTCCACATGATGATTGTTTGAAATTAAGATAAGTATTTATACTTCAGATAATTACACCTTGCCTACAAGCAGCCAAACGGCTGCTTTTGTTTTAAAAGCTCCTAAATGGGCAACCAGTCAGCATCATAAACGTCGAGCACTTCAAAGGTCACAACGCCTAACATCACCACCCCTTCCAGCGATTCCCCGTCGATAGTTTCACCATCTTCCGTAATGATGCCGCCCTTAAAGTACCTCCCGACCATGGGGTAACCGTCCACCTGCCAGACAACCTTTTTACCCGGCAATGGCTTTAATGACCGGTCAACCAGAACAAAGCCACGCGGCGTTTCAATCCGCATGGTGTCAGACGGATGGTGGATCATCAGGTTATTCAAATCTATGCGGCTCTCTACGAAGTCTGCCGCTGGTGAAGGAAATCCCATATCAGTAATCTCCGTAGTGATAGAAACGCTGCCATAGTCGGTTTTCACCTTCTTCTGGCGACTGATCGCGAAACGTCATCACGTTCTGAGCTATCCACTCGTTGGCCTGCTTATGGCTGAATTCCCAGTTACGTTTTGCCAGTTCGGCCACAAAGTCAGATGTAGAAACGGTGACGCCATACTTTGGCGAACGCTTAATCGCCTCAAAAAAAGATACCCGGATATCGCCGTAGCGAGGCATGATCACTCCCTCAAAAATACTGTATATAAAAACAGTATTATCATTTAAGAAAAATGTTCAAGCCGCTGCGGCTATGAGATTTGTAAAGGTGCTGGCGGGAAAGGGATTTTATTTTGGAGGGTGCAGGGTGAGTGACTAAGCTTTAATCACCCACCCCGTAAACCTGCTTAGACAGGAGCGGCTGAGTCATTGCCCGGTCGCCGGGCTTTTTTATGCTGGTTTCTGAGGCCAGGTAATATTTGGCGCTTTGGATGTGTCTACCTCATTCACGGCGTCCAGATAATCCAGCCACTTGTTATAGGCCGTCAGGTCATCCCCTTTCAGACGTCCGAGCGCAGCCTTGCCCGGCCACTGACGCGTGTTCATGAAGTCATTGGCCTGAGAGATTTTTACCAGTTTGTCATTTGCAGCCTGGGCCAGAATTTCTTCCTGCGTGGGCGCAGGCTTATCCACCCAGCAGGGCATCCCCTCACCCGTTGAACCGAGAATTTTCCCCTCGGGCGGCACGGATATAAATTCGTGCCAGGCATCATCCGTCACCTCTACCGCGTCCTGTGGCCAGCCGACGCCCTTTTCATAGTCCGGCTTCATGTCTTCCGGGCAGAACGCCATGCGGCTTGCGCTAAAAAACATATTCCCCATATCAGTATCCTATTGCCAGAAAGTGAAAAGTAATCGCGCCGGATCCAGCCGAGGCCGCGCTCACAGAGTTGCCGCTGATCTGGATACCCTGCGGTTTATAGGTGAACTGGCTCGTATTCGACGAACTCACGTCAGCGCCGCTGATGCCAATCCCGTTCGCATCATTGGCAACGTTGTGCGTCAGCACGACATGCAACGCGGCGTTAGGAAACTGTATCGGATAGGCTTTTGTACTCAGCGTGCCGATTGTGGCCGGTGCGCTGCCCCACTGAATAATCAGTCCGGATGGCAGTTTCTGGTATCCGTTAACGCCAAAGTTGCTGTCGAAAAACGACATATCCGGTAGCTGGCCGCTGCCGTTGCCCGCGTTTTTGTTCGCCGCCGAGCCGATGCCCAGATAGCTGAACAGCTCTGTTGTACTCTTTTTACCTATGATGTCCCGCGCAAAGGCAGTAAATGCAGTCAGAGCAGCTTTGTTCGGTCCAAAAAAATAAGTCAGCGTGTCAGTGTCGGATTGTAAACCGGATAAAGCGATTAGATTCTGGTTGAGCGGCTGATAAAGCTGCCCCAGTCCGAGATAAGTAATAACGTCGCCGATACTGCTTTTCCCCACGATATCCCGTCCGGTCTGCGTGAAATCCGTCATTGCAGCAGCGTTCTTCCCGATGAAATAGGGGAGTTTGTTAGCATCCGACTGCAGGCCCGACAGCGAATTCAGGTTCGCGTTGACGATCTGAAAATCCTTTTGCAGCGCATTAATAAAAAGCTGAACAAATCCACCAATATCACCATTGTCCAGTACGTCAGAGCCGGTTTTACTCGCGATATTCTGCGCAATTGCCGCCGCCACGAAAGACGCCTGGCGGATTGCCTTGTTGATCTGCGCGGATGATGCCTTTCCTGACTGAAACCCGGTGGCCAGCGCAGCCAGGTTTTCATAATCAGCCTGAGCCGTGACGTTTGCGTTTGCCCCGGTCGCAAATGGTTTAAAATTGTTTGCTGCCATCAGAGTTGTTTCTCCCATGAACCACTGTCGAAGCCCGATATAAACTGGTTGTCCATATCGAACCCAAAAAACGTACTTCCCTCAGACGGCGTTATTACTGAGGGGATTTGAATGCTGCCCGCATAAACGCCCGCCGCTTTTACTGTCAGATAGCCCTGACGTATGGCCGCGATAAGTTCCCTCGACACTAGGCTGATATCTTTTTCAGGAAACACCCATAGCCCGACCGTCATGTCCTGACCGTCAACGATCTGCATTGTCAGGCCGGAACCGGCCAGCGCGTTATCCAGAATTCCTTTTAACGAACCGTTGGTGCCGTCCCAGTTGTTAATGGCGATTTTGGCCTTGAGGATAATCCGGTAGGTTTCATCACTGAGGCGGGTATAACCGCTGTCCGGGTCATACGGTCCCTGCCATACACCCTGATCCCATCCCAGGCCATCCGTATCAAAGGAGAAGTAAACGCCCGATATAGGCACCGCCACCGTGCGGCTCCGGCCAATCCATTCCCCTAGGATGTCCAGTTGCGCACCCGCGGCCTGATCGATATCGAAAGCCATCAGCAGCCCGTCCATGGTAGAGGCTGTATCTGTCAGGGGGCGTGTGGACAAATCGACATGCTGTGTGAAAAGTGGCTTTGTCCGGTGATAATTGGTTATCAGGTCGGTGTATCTGCTCATGACGCCACCGTGACAGTGATGTTATCCACTGAACAGGTCACGGCCTCGTTAAACGCCGTCACGATATTGGCTGGTGCCACCGTTGCCGCCGAACGCCCGATCTGCAGGCTGTTGATGTCGTAATACCGGCTTTCCCCTCCGCTCACCACGCCCAGATTTGCCGGGGAATAAACGCGGCTCAGCAGCAGGTCATCGCCGATATCCAGCGAATTAACGTAATCCGCAATCGCTTTTTTGATGTCATTGCCGACCTGCGTCGTGTAGCCCTGAAACACCTTTAGCGTGATGGCCACAAAAACGGGTACCGGTGATGATCTTGAAAAACTGATGGTGTGGGGGTTTTGCCACGCGTCAGGCACAGTAACGGAGGTGCTGCCAAACGTGGCGACGCCCTGCCCCTTTTTGCTCTGAATCACCTGAGCAATGGCGTTCACGTCTCCACCGTCAACAATTGCCGCTACAGAGTGCGCAGGCAGTCCGTTTGCGTCCTGACTACCGGTGTCGTTTTCATACAATTTGTGACGCGTCACGCCGGTGACATTTGCGATCGCCCCGTCCAGCGCCGCAAAAGGCGTCAGGGACGGAAGCGCAACGCTCTGCCGCTGGCGGATGCGTAGCTCTGAGTCCGTTTCTGCTGCACTGCCCACTGTCGCTGCTGACGCATTGGTTACGCTCAGCCAGCCGCGCGTGGGCGTGTTAATTTTACTGACCGAGCCCGCCACAGCAGCGACAGCGCCCGACACCGCACAGGTGGAAGTGGCGATCGCGGTACCGCCCGGGCCGATGGTCACACTTGCAGGCAGGTTCCAGATAATGCCGTTGGCGTCCTTAACCGAACCGTTGGTAATCGTGGTACCCGCCGCACCGGCCAGCGTCAGGTCAGCGGTTGAATTAGTGGCCGCACGGCGAGTGATACCGTTGATTTTAACGTTGCGTGAAAGCGCGTCCGTCATACCTGTTGACGGCGAAAACGAGTTGTAAACCGCAATGGCGGTGTTGTTGGCATCATGAATGGCCAGCGCCACCAGCGCCAACATCTGACCGTCTTTACTGTCTGGATCCAGATAGGCGTCGGTACCATAAATCTGCTGAAAGTAGCCGGTAATGGTGGTGAGGATTGTCTGATAAGCAGGCGCACTGATGCCCTGGGCGGTTACCGTTGCCGATAGCCCCAGCGTGTCTAGGTTGAGAGCCATTAAGCCTCGCTTGTAACGGTGGTCGTCCCGTAAATGGTGTCAATCGTCGCGGTGAAGATTACCCGGCGACTGGTGGTGTCAAGGTTGGTATCGAAAGAGATGAGGGATTTAACGCCCTGTGTCTCAAGGATGCGCTGGCGTATGGCGAGGCTGTACGTTTCCGGCTTTTGCTTACCGAGCACCGACTGTATCCATGGCGTTCCGGCCGTAGTATCAAGAAACCACTGACCGTACCAGAGCAGAAACCGCGTTTTCACTGCCTGCGCCACCGCGTCGGGTGAGTTAATCAGCCAGGTATCATCGCCACGGCCAAACGTATAATCGCCATCGTCGTCTTCGCGTCGGTATCTCATTGCGGGCCGCCCGTCTGACTATTGCCCGGCTGCACGCCAGAGTGAACATGTCCTGTCTGGCTGATGCCTTTCGCCACCTGATCGCCGGTTGATGTCACGGTACCGTTGACCTGAACGTTGCCGTTCACTGTAAGCAGTGGCGTGGTGATGTTCACGTTTCCAGCCTGCATCAGTTCTATAAAGCTGTTGCCATCATCGGTGCGAACCTGCACGGACGTGGTGCTGATGCCGGATATCTTCTGCGCCTGAGACTGTGGGCCAACGAAGGCAAACGCATCGGATAAATCATGCTGACGCGGATCGACAGGCTCCTGAACGCCTCCGTTCTGCCACCAGAAATCGATACAGCGATCGGAAAACACCACCAGGCATTCGTCTCCGGCTTTAACCGGAAACGTGATTGTGCAGCCACCGCCGCGCGGAAAAATAACCGGCACGTCAGTAAGCAGCGGATAATCATGCGTGGTCTGGTTGCCGTTATTATCCTGCTCTATATAGCGAATGGACGGCTGAACAACCGCTGTGACTGTATCGGGATCAAATGACTGTACGATTCCAGGTAATGCCACACGCAGTTGATTATTGATCACGCTGCGCTCAGTTTTCAGAACCTCTGATAGCTCACCGCTTCGTGCCTGACTGGATACGGTCATTTACTTTGCTCCGGGCATAAAAAAACCCGCCGAAGCGGGTACTGTTTGAATATCAGGATTAAATAAAAATATTATTGATGCTAAACCTTTTTTATCGACTCTCTTAAATCAGTATTTTCAAAGGTGATTGTAGCGTGTCGATGAAAAACCAGAGCGCATATGGTACCAGACAGTGACCATATCGCCCGCATACGCTTACGGAAGGAGCCACCAAAAGTTATGACTAAATCAGTTTTCACGGTTCACCTCTCTAAGACTGCTGGCAATGATATGAAGCCATTCATAGAGAAAATTATCCCTCAAGATGACAGAAAAATGCGGATCAAAGCTATGGTTTTTGATTCTGCATCAGGTGGTGGAAATAATGTAGTCGGTTACATATTTGAATTTATTCAAAATAAGGATGTTTGCTATACATTTGCAGCAATTGTTATCGCGTGGATACGTTCAAAGCACGGTAAATCGGTGATTATACGAAAAGGCGATACCACGATTGAAGCAAAAGGGCTTACGGAAAAGCAACTCGCTGAAATTCTGCAGGCTCAAGATACAACCATTCATATCGACAGTGAAAAATAAAAAAACCCGCTTCGGCGGGTTTTTAATCAGCCACTTTCACGCACGGGAACGAGCCGATCACGCGCGGTGCGTCCATGCTGGCTTGCAGCAGCTGGACATTTAGAAAGCGTGAGTCGCTACCATCAGGATGGACATACTCAAATCCGTAATTATTGCCGTCACGCGCTGGCATTAGCCCCATTTGGACTCTCAGCCCAGCTTTACCCAAGTCAGTTATTTTCTGAGAGGTTACATACTCGCCATTAATTTTAAACATCGAGTTAGGGATCAGATCCAGCTTATAACCAGCGCATCTTAATGTTAATCCACCATTATTTGAGGCGGATGTAACACCCGACATGAGACAAAACCCCAAGATGATCCAATTTTTCATTTTTAGCCTTTCTGCTGTAAAGACGCTGCTGACCGCAAATCTTGAGCTCCGCGCGCTTCACACATTAAGTCCATGTACCACGCCTGACCTCTGGTATCGCCAGTGTACATAATAGCGACAACTTTATAAACGCCATCCGTTGCGATACTGGCGGTCATGGTCTGGGATTTTGGCAAATCGACATTTGTGTTGCCGTTGATGTCTTTGTCAAAAAAACGCCCCGGCGACATACTCACGTCACCACCTGGCAGCGCAGCACGGTTGATCACCACATCGCCCTGATTCAGCCTTATCAGGCCATTAACCCGGATGTTAGGATTTATGAGGCTGCGCACGTTAATGCCGTTGCCGATAGTCTGCTGCGGCATACCGATAAGGCCGGTATCGCTGTTCAGCTCAATGGCCTCATGCACCACTTCATTATCGCCCACCATTTCCATTTTGCCGTCAACGAACATCCAGGTTGCAGTACACTGCTGCGCCACGTTGTCCATCAGGTCGCGCGTCATGCCAAACAGCACGCGGCCACGCGGGAAAACAGTGGGCGGCATTGCGGGTAAGTTGCCCTGCTCCGCGCCTTTGGCCGCAAAATCTTTCATCAGCGCTTTCTGTACATCCGCCGTGGTGTACCCCGCCGCCAGCGTCATGCTGGTGATGCTGGTTGAATAGGCCTGGTGCGCGTCCACCGCCTGAATGAGCACAAACGAATCAACGGGGTTTTCTTTGCCCGTCAGCGAATAGCGGATTTCGCCGTCGAAGATAACGCCATAATTGCGGCCGCCCTGCTGGCCCACCTTTCCCGCATCAACGGCCCGCGCAACGCCAATCTGATCTGCGCTGACATCCGGCGCAATGCCGTCATAACCGGCAATCGCACGGACGCGGGAGAATTCCTCTCCCATGATGCGCTGCACGGTATCCGGCGCAAGGTTATAAATGCGGAATGTTCCGACGCGCGTCTGGCTGCTGAGGTTGAACCAGTCGATATTAAACGTCACCTTGAAGTCGCCCAGGTCAATACCCTTGCCGTCCTTGTCCACCACCTGCAGTTCAAAATGACGCATCCAGTTCTGTGACATGCTTACTCCGTAATGATGTAAAGGTGACTGCGTGTACCGAGATCGGTTTCTGTCGGGTAGTCCTGACCAGGCACGTCACAGACCACCAGCAGCGAAAATCCCAGTCCGAGGTGATTAAACTGTTCCATCAGGTCAGCACCAGTAACCAGCGGTATGCCTGATATAATGCCCGCACCGGTACTGTCTGAAATATCCAGCACCCAGCAGATGTCGCGCCAGAGAATGCGGAACTGGTATGTGGCACCCTTAACGCTGTAGCTGTACTGCTGATTGTCAGAGGTTAACCCTATTTCATTCATCGCCATTACTGGATACCTATTGCATTGCCAATGGTCGTGCCTTTCGTCCAGTCAAGCGCACCAGATGACTTGAGGATCGACACGTTAACGGGCTGGGGCGATTTAGCGCCGGTGTTGATGACCGCCGATGTGGATACGCCATTTTTCATGTTTGATTTGTCCGCCACCTGAATACTCTGCGTGCTGGTGATGATGATTTCGCGCAGGGTAAGCGTGGCAGACAGCACGTTTTCGGTAAAACGGTCGGTGGTGACTTCCAGATTCTGCAACAGCATATTGCTGTACAGCCGCTTGCCGGTTACCACGTCAAACGGCATCCGGTCAGACTGCAGCTTAAGCAGCTGTTCGTACACTTCACGCGGGCTGATCCCGAGCAACGATGTGGCCGTCAGGTTACTGGCAAAGTCCAGCAACGAACCACCACCGGCGAAACCCACCTGCATCACCACCTCAGACGGTCGCTTGTATGCGTGGTCAGAAACGGACGCGCCCACCTCAACAGGGTGCTCGGTTATCTCCAGGCGATCGCTGTGTTTTTCAGACACCACGACGCTGGGAACGATAATGCCGATTTTGCGCGACTGGAGCCGGAACAGCGTAGAAAGGATATCCATCAGCCAGCCCCCACTTTATTTTTACCAATATTTATCGCTTTCTCATTCACTGATCGGCCTACCTGATCGCCAATCTCGCGAGCGTTGCCGCCATAAATGTTGTAGGTGTTCTGCTGATTAACGGTGTGGCCACCACCCGGCATATTGCTGAGCACGCGGGGAACGTAGTTGCGCGTTTCCTGCGGCATCAGTGCCATGCCATACTTCTGGACGTTGCCCAGGCCCCAGTTATACGAGGCCAGCGTTTTGGTCAGGTCACCACTGTTGGCTTTCAGCAACTGAGAAAGGTATTTAGCCGCGGCCTGTGCTGATTTGATCGGATCGAACGCTTCACCTCGGCCCAGCCCCATATCGCGACCGGTACCGGGCATCAGCTGAAAAAGCCCCTGCGCACCGGCACCGGAAACGGCGTTGGGATTACCGGACGATTCGGCTATTGCCACGCTGCGCAGCAAACCTTCCGGCAGCCGGTAAAGCTGTTCCAGCCTTTGCATCGCCGGTTGCATCCAGCCCAGCAGCGCGGCGCCGTCTTTTGTCGGCTGCGGACGTTTGCCGTCCCCAAACCAGCCGTTAACGGTCTGGCCGATGCTGCGCGGATCAAAGCCGGTTTTGTCTTTAAACCAGTCGGCGGCGCTGTTGGCACTCGACGAAACGACAGGCATCGCATCGGGATTTTCTTTACCCTGGTGCAGTATCTGACTGCCAATGCGGGCGGCATCAGACCAGCGGCCCTCGTTAATGGCGCTGAGCAGGTCGCCGATCATCGACAGCATTTTACCGAACTCGCCAAACTGCTTTGTCAGGCTGGCAATGTCACTTTTCAGCGTCCAGTTTTTAAGGTCGATGTTGAGCAGGCGCGCAACCTGATCGCCCGCGTCCCTGAGCGACGATTTCAGCTCTTTGATGGCTTTCAGGGCAGCATCAACATCCGGCTGCCACTTTTTCCAGTCGATCAGGCTTTTGCCGCCTTCCTTCCACACCCTGTAATCGTCATAAAGCGCGAAGATTGCCAGGCCTAACGCGGTGACGATCCCCACCGGCGACATCAGAAATGCAGAATTCAGCACGCGCCAGGCAACCACCAGCCCGCCGAAAATTTCGATAAGCTGGCGCGTGCTCTTGTCCAGCGTGTTCCACCAGTCGCGGATGTCGCCCGCCGCCTCGATGAGCCGGAAAACCACTTTTCCTATGGTGTCAGCCAGCCAGAGAATGAGTTTTATCCCGCCCGTCAGCGCCGCTTCGATTTTGGGAAAATTATCGATGACCTGTTTACGCAGGCTGTCGATGGAGCCCGCCAGACCGCTTGCAAGGTTTGATCCGATTTTGTCCCGCGCCATGCCCGCCATTTCACCGAACGACCGCAGAGAGGTCATGAAACGGTTAGAGCTCACGGCGGCCGTATCGGCGTTATAGCCAATGGCCTTTGCCATCTGCGTATACTGCGCGGAGAACTGGCCCACGCCACGGCGCATTGCCATCAGCGTGTTTTCATCAATGCCCAGCATCTGTGCGTACTGGTTGGCGCGGTAATACGGCATATTGCGCAGCTTATCGCCGACGCCCGTAAAAATGCTGGCCATGTCGCGCATGTTGCCGCTGGCGTCACGCGTCTGCACGCCCAGGCGGTTGAGAAAGCCCTCCGCGCCCGGGTTGTTGCGCATGAAGTGGGCGAGGCTTTCCAGCGATGACCGCGCCCCGTCAACGGTACCGCCCAGCTGCGACACGGCAAAACCAATCTGCTGAATGCCCGCCACCGTTGCCCCGGTGCGCTGCGACATCCAGTAGAGGTTGTCCAGCCCGCTGGCGATTTTGGCCGTAAACGCCACCACCGACAGCGCCGCCGCCTCGACCGCTGCGCCCAGCTTTACCGCCTGCAGCGTTGTAGCCGCTATCGTGGCGTCAAACTTCTTCGCGCCGGACTCGTCCACCTGAAAACCCAGGGAGATTAAAAAATCCTTGATAACATCAGCGTTCATTCGCGGCTCTCCATCGGGCTATGCGGGCTTCGTTGTCTTCTTCGAGCCCGAGATAATCAGCACCCTCGGCAATACGGCACAAATCAACGGCGCCCGATTCAAGATCTTTGAAGTCGATCCGGAAAGCCTTTGCCACCTTCCAGATCATGTCGGTACCGTCAGGCAGCGTGTCAAGCGTCAGCCCTGTGGCTGCTGGCCCTCCGTCCCTTTCTCTGGGGGTGCGGGCAAAAAATTTCCCAGGCTGTCGCCCACCACGCGACCAACGATCTGCAGCATGCTGAACAGGTCAATGTCATCGAACGCCAGATCGTTGCCCTGCATTACCGGCACCCAGCGGTCTTTGCCGTGCGCACGCTGTACCACTGCCAGGCACGGAAAGATGATCGCGTTGGTGTCTTCTTCACTGAGCCCCGCCACCGCATCGGCAATCTTTGGCAGCACCGTTTCGATGGTGCTGTTGACGTTGCCGCCCTGTGACGATTCGCGCAGCGCCTGAAAATCTCCCAGCATACCGGCCAGCACCGGCAGCAACTTGCGGGACACTTTAAGCTGGTCGAACACGCTCAGCTTGTGAGCGCTGTAGCGGATGCCTTTAATTTCAAACTGCATGATCAGAACTCCCCTAAGATTTCGTCGATTTTGCCCGCATCAAACACCCAGGAGACGTTGCCGGCAACTTTCGGGTTGTTCCAGTCTGGCTGTTTCTGAAACGCGCAGGCGCGCGCGGTCACGATGTCACCGGACGACTTGTTGCGCAGCACGATCACGTTATTGCCCCACAGCGCAGACGAAACCGACTGCGCGTTGTACATCAGGGAAAGTTTCTTGTTCACGGGTGACGTTTTCTGCAGGTTGACGGTGACGGTCCCGGCTTTGCCTGCATGCAGGCTGTGCATCACCTCACCGTCAGCGCCGATCGTCATGGTGTTTTTGGCCTCCGACATGGTGACCACGATCCCCTCGTCAGAGTTTGCGGAACCGTAACCCAGATCGATAACGCCGGTCGGCCCCGTCAGCGAGGCCGTGATATCCATAAAACTGTATGCACCACTCATTGATTATTTTCCTCAGCGCATGACGTTAATCTGAACGCTGGCGTAATGGATTGCTCCCGCCAGCTTACAGGCCACCTGAACCGGTACCGACTTACGCGCTTCGCGGTCAGCCTGTGCCTGAGACGAAATCGCGGCCATGTAGACGTAATACCCTTTGGTCAGGGTATCGCCCGGGGAAAGCTGACCAATCTGGCCACCGTTCCAGACGCCGGGGGCGATCAGACCGTTATCAACCGCCTGGTCCATTGAGGCTTCGACGTTCGCCATGATGCGCGTGTTGCCCGCATCGGTCTGGGGAACCTTTGTTCCGCTGGTGTACAGCAGATTAAAGAGGTTGGTCTGCACGTAATTCTGCAGCCAGTCGAGGCCGTGGCGCTCATCAAAGAAATCACCGTTACCCATGACACCCTGCTGCAGAATGGCCGTGTCGTTGGCGTAGTACACGTAAACGTTGCAGTTCTTCGCATCCAGCGCGGCCGCCTGTGCAGGCGTCAGGCTTTCATAAGTGATGCCGGGTTCCTGCTTGAATTTCAGCGTGATAGTGGTACCGAACCCGTTAAAGTCCACGGTAAACGCACGACCAAACGCCGAAATTGCCCCGTAATTGCTGGTGGATGAATACTGCACGAACGTGCGGCTGTATTTCGCCGCTTTCACTTTCGACGCGATATCGGTGTTCACTGTAGTGAGCAGCGCATCGGTGTTTTTCGTGGTGACTGCGAGAATGCGGCTTAACGATGAGGACTCAATCGCGGCGCATACCGGCAGCAGGTCGTCATCTTTACGATCGGCGTCATACGTTACCCCGAGCCCGTACCAGTTGGTAAAGCCCAGGCAGGCGTTCACGCCATCGAGTAAAGTTTCAACCTTACCGACCTCGGCCGCCGCCAGCGTTTTCGCCCAGCGACCGACATACACCTGCGAAGGCGTCGGCGACTGTGAGAAGTACGCCACGGCGGCAAGGTATTCCTCACTATTGGTGCCGAAATCGGTTCCGATGCTTGCCGCCGAGGTATACAGGCGGATACGTTCGGTCAGCGGAATGATGGTTGCGCTACCCAGGATAAGCAGTGAGCCAAAGTTACGGCCCGCCGCCGCCCTCGGCGACATGATAATGTCCACGCTGGCAACGTTTGAAACGGGTAAGCCCTGCGGCATGGGGTTATTCTCCTGAAATACTGAAAGGGGCGTCGGTCAGCGACTGGATGCCCCAGGTGCTGATCACTTTGCGGCGCAGGCGAACCATCACGTCGTAACGGCGTACCCACTGATTGTTAATGATTTCCGGCGCGGGCCGGATGCTGTCGCAGTCAGCCAGCGTTAATCCCCACTGGCCCAGCGTGTCGTTGTTCTGATTCACGGCGAGCCCGTCCCGAAACTGCGCAGCAACCTGCTGGCCGGCTGGCCCGTAAAAGGATGCCAGGCACTCCACCAGCTCATGCCGCCACTGTTCGGCGTCAGACTCTGTCTGGTTAACAAACGCGGGACCGGCATCGGCAGCAATGCCCGTCACGCCGAATGCACACCAGTTAACATCGGCAGGGGGAATGGCGGGCTGGTCAGGCTGCCAGCGGGCAATGACGCGCCCGGCTGCCAGCCCTGAAACGTTGCGGATCCACTGGCTGAGGTGCACGTCCAGCGGCGTGTCGTAGTCAGTCGCGGCCTGCTGCGGGGTGAGCCAGCCGGGCTGGCCGGTGGTGTTACTGCTCAACGGGCGTACCTCCGTCAAACGGCAACAGTTCGCAGTGCGCCTGAACGAAGCCCGCGCCATATGCGGTGTACGGATCGACAAACGACACGCGGTAATCGCGCCCCTGATACGTCACAATGTCCGCATCCCGTCCGGTCTGGCCCTGCGTCAGGCGTTCTGTGGTGACGATCAGGATCGCACCATGTACCACCTGCCCCGCCTCAAGCCTGCGGCTTTCCAGCGACTTGTCCACCGTTACCACGCCCGCAAACGGGGAACTGGTGACGGTATTTTTCCCGAACCCGTCATCATTCACGGCCATGCTGCGGCGCTTTACAACTAAGGTGGTGTCGCAGAAGTCGGGATCGAAAAGGATGTCTGTTACGTCAAGATCCGGCATTTTTATCCCTCACAACGTAGGTGATCGAGCGTAAAAGCTGCCCGGTGTCATAGAGCGGTTTTGTGCCGCTGCGGCCCCGGCTACGGCGGGCGCGTAACGTGGCTTCGGCAAGCGGTGTCAGCTGGTCACCGGCCGTGATGACGTTTCTGGCAGCGTTTACCGCCTCAGTCCCTGCTCGGTTCAGCATGGCTTCGGCAGCGGACGCATTACCGCTCAGGACTTCAAAAGCAGCCTGCTTCATCAGCCCGGCCACCTTTTCGCGCGACTGCGCCACCCCCATGTGCAGGAACGGACGCGGCGGCAGCTGCACGCTGTAGGCAGCGACTTTATGCTGCGTGGCAAAGTTGCTTTTTGCCTGCTGCACAAACTGCCCGTTGCGTTTGAAACTGCCATCGTCAGCAATCTGGCGGTAAACCGTGGTCATGTGCTCCGGCACTCGGATAGTGCCGCCAAAGCTGTGCAGATAGCCCAGTTCAGCGTTGTTGATTTCCATCCCGTCTGAACGTTCGGCACGGTCAGACGGAATACCCACCAGCACATCACGGTTGCCCAGGGTTTTGAGCGCATCAAGCACCGCCTGTGCATTGTCCGCACGGAGCACAAGACCGGATTTCACAGTTGCCGCCCTCCCGCACCGAACATGCAGATTGTCTGATAAAACTCAGCGCCATAGCGGGTGTTGTTCCAGAAACCCGCGTCAGGGTTGAGCGTTGATGCGTTGTCATAACTCACGCTCACCTTATCGACCGATTTCGACGAAACAATCCCGCTGCTGGAGCCACCCGCACGCCCCAGTGCTGCGGAACGGTTGTCACCCGCCTGCAGCGTGAGGTAATGCGCGACGAACAGTTCCACCAGATACGGGAAAAGACGCCCGAGCCGGTTCTGATCCAGCTGGATATCAGCCAGATTCAGCCGGAACTGGACCTGGGTATCGGGATAGAGGGTTGAGTTATTGAACTGCGGGAAATCGGTGCGGAACTGCTCGACGGTCGGGAGATTACTGTTTTTTAGCTCCATTGACCTGCTCCGTCAGCTCAGCAATTTTCTGCTTCTGCTCTTCGATAAGCGCATTACGCTCGGTCAGACCTTCGGCAGCGGCTGTGACCTGAGCGGTTAGTTCGCCGTTTTTAGCCGTTAACTCAGTATTCTGAGTGGTCAGCTCAGCAATTTTGGCATTCAGCTCGTCGATTTTGCCCTGGTTCGCCCCGTCACCGCCGTTGTCTGTCTTATCCAGCACTTCGGCATGACGCTGCGTAAACCAGTGATCGGCAATGTCGTTTTTCACGTTATGAACGCCGACATCAAAATCCGTTTTGGTGTAATCGGTGTCGTTGAACGTAAAAGGGGTATGTACGCGGATTCGTTTCATGGATTTTCCTGAAAGAAAAGGCCCCCTGCGGGGCCGGTTGTCAGATACCGTCCACGTACAGCATGGTGTCGCTGTAACGCAGCTCGACCGCACCTACCTTGCTGTAATAGGTCACCAGCTGGCGCAGGTCGCGGTATTCCATCGGGGTACGCTGCAGCGGAACCAGCGGGAACTGAACGTACTTGCGGTCTTTGGTGTAAAACACCATGCGGTTAACGTTCTGCATCGCGCCCGCTTCCAGCCATTTCACAGGCTGAATATCCAGCGGTTTACCGTTCTGCTTGTAGGCGATGGTGTTTTCGCTCAGGTAGTCCAGCAGCGAGCGGTTACCGGCATCGGATACGATGAGGCTGGACAACAGCGCATACTGATCGGGCGGAAGTCGCAGCGAATCCGGCACCACGGCGCGGCCGGTCTGTTTCCAGGCCGTGGTGAGCCCGTCATTGATGGATTTAACAATTTCCATCGCCGTGCTGCTGGCCCACGTCTTCGCGGCGTTGATGACCTTAACGCCCGCCTGGTTAAACAGCCCTTTCACACCCAGGATGGTGCTGCCCACGTAAACCTGACGGTCAACGTTCAGCTGGTAGGTCTGGTTCATCGCTTCCAGCTTCTGGGAGTCAATCGGGCGTCCCATCTGCAGCGCGGAGGCCAGTTCGAAAACCGTCCATGACAGCTGGCGCGACCAGGGCGTCAGTGGCAGCGTGGTTTTCTGGATATCCAGATCCACACCGGCAATCACGTTGGTGCTGTTGCTGATCCACGATTCGCCTTCGGTACCCACTGAACTGGGTGCGGCGAAACTGCTGTTTGAGAAGCTCGAAATTTCGTCAGCAATAGAGACGTCTTCGCGCAAGTCAACGTCACGGCTCCACGTGTACGCCAGCAGCGGCATGTTGAGAACCGGATCGAAACGCTCCAGTTGCCCAATCAGGAACGCACCGGAATTATCGATGGTCTGTCGGTCGTAGGTGATCATATTCAGTGCTTTCCTTAAATATTGAATGCCAGTTCGGCGATGCCGTTGGCGTCGGTGGTACCGATAAAGTGCGCGTTGGTCACCAGCACGGTATTGGCTGCGGTGGCATCCGCCACGGCTTCGAAACCGCCGATCGGCTGTGTTGCCGTTGCACCGCCCACGCGGATGTAAACCGCCCCGTTGTCCGCCACGGTACCGGCATTCACTTTGACGCCGATATAGCCACGCACTAACGCATCGCCGGTGTAGTTCGCCGGGTTAGTCAGCTGGCGGGCCAGGTCCTTGTCAGACGTGAACGGATAGGAACGCACGCGGATGCCGTACAAAACGGCGGCGGTGTCACCGGCCGCCAGAGGAACAAACTTGCCGTTCACTTTTTTACCCGGCAGGCCGTCACCGGCGAACGGGTTGGTTGTATCCATCACGACAGGCTCTACCGTTGAATGATTCGGACGGGTGAGCGCACCGGGGTAGCTGAACGGCTGCGTTAAATAAATAGACTGACCTGTCATTATTTGGCCCCCTTCTTAGCCCAGAAATCTTTGTTCTTCTCATTCAGCGCGGCCACATCGCCGGACTGCGAATTTGCGGTGAACACCGCAAGGCTCAGGCCGCTGTTATTGCGGCTTTTTGCCAGTTCAGACGCGCCGTTAAAAATGCTGTCCACGGTCGCCATGCTCATTTTGGCGAAATCAGGATTTTTACCTGACAGCGGTTCAATGAGTTTCAGACCGTCAGCGGTGCGCAGCGCAGCGCCCAGCACTTCGCGCTTGAGCGTGCCCATTTTGGAGCCTTCCGGCAGCGAGAAGCCCGGCAGGATGAGCTCTGCACGTGAGAGAACGTCCTGCTGATAGCCGGCATCGCCGGTCATCTTCTTCTCTTCTTTTTTCTCGTCGTCGTCATCAGCATCGCCCGTTGGCGGTGCCATCTTATCGGTCAGCGCTTTCACGGCGGCTTCGATAGCGGCAATGCGAGTTTCAATGTCGCTGCTTTCATCCGTGACCGCGTTCGCGGAAGCGCCAGGCGGAACAGCCGGATCCGGCCCTTCTACTTTCACCACTACAGTGGTTACGCCGTCGTCTTCATCGTCATCACCGACCATGTTGGCCGGTGCGTTATTCAGCAACTCTTCGGCAGCCGCTGAATCTTTTGTCTTCACCGCCTTGCGCAGGCTGGCGAACCACTGCTTTGCTTTACTTGCCATGCTTATTGCATCTCCTATTGAACAGCGAATACCGGCCCGCCCATTAGGAACAAGCGCGATGTGATTACCCCGGATGTCGTACTGATTAGCCCGTCCGGGGGCGGTTTCGTCATACTCTGCGTTGTAGCCACAGGAAACCTGACGAAGGCCATCGTTGATTGCCTGAATGCCCAGGGCGTCTTTTATGACGAGATCGGCAATCAGGAGGTCTGACTGGTCACCCTGACCGCGCCGGACGTTGGCCGCATGACCAATTGCCAGCTGTCGCCAGTTGGCCGGATCCACAAAAAGAATGTCGCCCGCCTCGTCCTCGGGATGGAGGATCACCACGGTCATGCCTTCAAAGGAGGCCATCGCCTCGGGCGAGAACACCTCATCTGCAGAACGGGTGACGATGATCTCCCCGTCATCGTCGGGCGTGAGTTCCGGCAAATCCTCTGCGCGGTAGGCCTGGTCTCCCAAGCGGGCTATCGGCACGTCTTTACACAGCAACGAGCCATCGCCCAGCAAATAGCGGTTAGGCCCGAGCCGGGTATTGAAGAAATATTTCATTGTCCACCTGCGAAATTCAGGCATAAAAAAAGCTGCTCAGGGCAGCTGTAATTAGGTCAGCGCGAAGGATGCGGCGCGGCGATCAAATCACCGTCAGGAAAAACCACCTCGCACCAGCAACGGCAGTTAGGCAGCGCTCCGGCATGGCCGGTCATACCGTCCAGCGTAGGCGGATCAGTCCAGTAAACGAACTTGCCTTCCATTTCGGCATGCGAGTGACGGACATCGCCATCATGAGCCGTACGCCAGATGTAGCCCATTGAACCACTGGCCGTTGATCGCGCCTGTGTCAGCGCGGTAACAGCCCGCCCGACCTCGGTTCGCGCGATGAGTTTTGCCCGTGAAGCCGCCACATCACCGGAAGCCGCGATTTCTTTCGCAAACGCATCGGCGCGGCCACCCGCCGCCATGGTTTCAATCGCGCGGTTCTGGATGTCGTAAATGCGTCCTGCGGCTTCGAGCGGCAGCGATTTGATGTATTTCACCTGCTCGGTCACGATGCTGCGCATGACATGCCCGGTGGGCGTGTTGTTAATGATATGGCGCAGCTCAGCGCCGATCTGCTGGCTGTTCTCGCGCCACTCTTTTTCGCTGTGCCGCGCTATGGACGCGGCAAAGCCCGTGGCGACCTGATAAGCCCAGCCGTCAATGATTTCGCTGTAGCGCTCCAGCGCATCCATAATTTCGGTGACGCTGTCATTTGAACCATCGTAACGGCCATTTACGATGTCGCCCACTGCCCGCGCTATCTTGCGTAGCTGCGTGGTGTAGCTGATTTGCACCTGCTTCGGGATCCGGCGCGTCGTCATCACTTTCTTCGGTGAACCCTGGCGGCTCGGCCCCTTTGGCATTCTCAATATCCTCATCGGTGATGTTTGAGCCAATACCTGTTACGCGGGATGATTCGCGCAGTTCCGCCATAGCAACGTGCAACGGCATCAGGCCGCTGTCGATGGCCGCATTAAGCGTATCAACCGTGTTTTTTGCCACAGTGGAGCGATCAGTGTCTGACATCTGCCAGAGCGGGTTAAACTCAAAGTCGAAATCATCCGGCAGCGGCGTGCCGAACTCAGAGCGGTGAAGGATTTCAAACAGGCGCCGGACAGGGCGACGCTCGCGCCGTTCCTGCAGCGAACCTACGTTGTCGTAGTAATTCGCCAGGTCAGATTCGCCGGTACTGAAACCGGCTGGCGACTGTCCCAGCATGCGGATAAGCGGAATACCTGTTGCACCGGCTATCTGCTCACCGAACTGCGAAAGGATGTCCGACAGGCCCGCAAACGAATAGCTGTGCGTTTGGAATTCGTCGCTTTTGTCCATCAGCGTCATGCCTTCGATGGACTGAAACAGGCGGATCATGTCGATGTGCTTCATCAGCGCCGCTTCGCGCTCGTCACCAAACCCGAGAATCTCACGCAGCTTTTCGATGCTGTAAGTGCGCAGGTGCGCTTTATTCACCAGCTGCGCCGCACCGGTTGATGCGCTGTCGAACGCCATGATGCGATCGTAAAGACGTTCAACCACCGACATGCCCCAGCCGTTTTCGGTATATGCCTGCTGGTAAGGCAGGCCCACACCGTCCATGCGGATCAGGCGGCTGTGGTGAATCTTCCACGCCGGGATGCCGTTTTGAGCGGCCACCACCTCATAATATTTTGGCTTGCCCAGGTCGGGACCGGGCTCGGTGATAATTTCCGTTATGGTCTGGTTGAGCATCCAGCGATCGAGCACCAGCATGCCTTTGAACTGATCGCGACCGATGGTTTCCATGCGCAGGGGTGAGGACATATCCTGACCGTCAATCAGCAGCACACCTACCGCCCCGCCGTAAAGGCGTGACCACTTAATCGTGTCGCTCAGCGCTTCCCACAGCGCCAGCTCTTCCCAGCGGCCGGTCAGCCTGGCTTTTGCCTTGTGGTCCATCTGTGACGTGATGGTGACGCCCTTGCGCGTCATATCATCGGCGATGGTGTCCACCGCGGCGCCCACAATCCACGATGAACGGTAGGCGAACTCCAGCAGCACGCGGTTTCGTGAGGTGAAATTCGGCATGTAGGTGCCGTGACCGCTGAGGTTGCCGGACTGGAGGCCCAGACGTGAGACAAAGTTGTCGTAACCGTCGAACGTCTTTGTCGGTGCCGCACTGTGCTGGCGCTGGCGTTTCTTACGAGCCATTTTTACCCCTTGCCAGTAAATCCCAGATATCCATCGAGGTGAATTCCATCGGGGCGTAAGCAATCATCGTGGAGTCAGCCAGGTTGGGCGATTTGGTGCCGTCCGGCTTTTTGTCCACGACGATTTTGCCCACGCCGTTCACCGAATAGGTGGGCTGTGAGAGTTCGACGATGAGTTTGTTTTTAAGCTTCATGCTGCCGGATATCGAAATGATTTCGTCAGGACTGAAGGGCATCTTTTCTTCGACGGCACGCCAGGTATTGCGGAACAGGGTGCGCAACCGCCACCAGCCCTGCGCTTTGGCATTTGCGAAGAAATCTTTATTCAGCCGCCCTTGCTGGCCATATTCACCCGGCACCGCTTCATCTTCCGGATTGGCAGGTGATCCGCTGCCACGATATGGCGTGGCGGTAATCTGTCGTTCCCGCCGCTCTTTGCGCTGCTCGTTGATAACACGGGCATCGCCGCGCGCACCCGCCCCGAGTCCGTCAGAGTCGAAGCGGTACATTTCAAGACGGCGCTGATCGCAAATGCTGAATGCCCTCTGGACGGTGCCAAAGATGTCGTCGCCTTTACCTGACCATTCTTCAATATCTTCCAAAAGGAAGCCGTGACGCGACGTAAAGGCGTTGGTGTCTTTGCCTTCGTCAGCGACATCAAGCGCGCCCATGCGCTGGCCAGTGGGCTGAATACCCAGTTTAATGTGAGCATCGACAGCCGCCTGCACCCAAGCGGACGGAATCAACACGCCTTCAACAGACGCGCTGTAGTTGATGTCGATTTCCTGCGCCACGGTCACGGCGTCGAGTTCTTCGCACTGCTTTTTATACCAGGCATCATCTTTGCGCGGATCATCACGCCAGTGGAAAGTAAACACGTCCACCTTGCCGCTGTGGCGGCGCTCAGCAAACGAGTTCGCCATACCGTTGGGCGTTGAAATGTCCTGACGACAGTTTGTGGTTGCCGATAATGAGGCGTCCACCAGATACGGGCGCTCAAGAAACGCGGACTCATCGACGATGTAGAATGATGTACGGTCACCACGCCCGATGCCGTCACCGGCTTCACCTGTCATTGCTGAGTCGTTCTCAGGGAACAGGATCCGCATGTGCGGGGCGTGTGCTTTAGGATTCCAGCCGCCCCGAAACTCTACGGGCAGCAGGCCAATGAAATTACGCGCCTTGTCAAACAGCGACTTGGGCGAACCAATTTTGTCTACGTATTCCTCTTTACGCGAACCGAATCCTGCAATGATGCCGCGATTGAAAAGGCACAGCGATGCCGCCATGCCCACGGTTAGCCAGGACATGCCCATATCACGCGTTTTTTCCGTGATACCGGGCTTAGAGGTGCGCCAGTGCTCAACAAACCACTGTATCCACTCTTCCTGTTTGGGGAACAGCAGAAACGGGATTCGCGCAGGCAGGCCGCGCTCAACGTTACGCGGATCAACCGTCATGCCCCAGTCGATAATGAACTGGGCAGGATTATCACGGTAAAAAGCCTTCATTGCGGGCAGCATGCCGGGGTTTTGCCTGATACGCTGCAACCTCTCCATGCGCCATTCAAACACCTGCGTGTAATCCGGATTACGGAAATCGAAGGGGAAAGGAATAGGCATGAAATTGTTCCGATTTAAACGCTATTTAACATAAGAGATGTTACCCGCCCTGGTGAAACAGTACTCACGCGCAGTTAGCCGCTAAAGACGTATTTCCTGATGATTTCATAGCGGATATGCTGAAAATGGACTGCATAAACGGTGCATAAAAGCTGCCCGAAAATGCATAGGCGTAAAAGGTAACGAAACCGCTATTTCCGGCTGTTATCCCATCATTTTCCGGTAAAGCTCTGCGGCCTCGTCAGAGGTCAGCGAAACGTTCTCGGTTTTGATAGGCCCACCATTAGCCCCGGTGCTTTCCACCTTCAGCCTGTTGGTGTACGCGTCGCCCACCTCTTTCGCCGCCTGCTCGATCAACTGAGCAGTAAGCGCAAAGTTCTTCATGGTTTCGGTGCGCGTCGCCATGCGGTCAAGCGTCCGAAGCCGGTAAGCCTTATTGGCGATCGGGATGTCAGCTATTTGCGTCTGAAACCTGCTGCGCGTGTCGTTGAACATGTCCACCCATTTCTTTGCCAGCTTCTTGCCGCTGGCCTTCGTGGGGTCGTGCTGTTCAACCTGCTGGCGGTTGATCTTCAAGCCAAATTCTTTCAGGACGGACTCTGCCACCTGCGACGGCGTATCAAAACACGCAACGGATTGAACTATAAAGGCTTTAACTTCCGGTTTAAGCGCCGCCATAGTCTACCATCCGTCCTGCTCTGTCCTGGTTTATGCGAGCCTCAGCATGCACGTGCCGCACGCTCTGGCTATGTCTATGTTTGCCACCTCTGCTGGTTGGCTGGCAGCGTCGATAAGCTGCTTAACTTCTTCGCTGGCGCCGTAGCGGCGAACAACGCCCGTGAACTCTTCGACGTCATGCCCACGCATGCAAAGCCTGGGCTGTCCGTCGCGCGTAAACTCTGGCGCGCCAAATTCGTCTGTTTTTTGCGCAATGTGATAAAGCTCATGCTCAATCAACGCGCAGAATTCCAGGTCGCTACAGTTCATGCAGAAATCAGCCGCCAGGGTGATAATGAAATCAGGCTTACGGCCAAACCATTCATACAACTGTTGTTCCATGCGGGCTTTTTGCCATCCGCCTGCGCGCATCATCACTTCTTCGGCCTGTCCAAGCACCGTGCGGCCTTTTTTGGTGAAAGCTGATGCCGCCCACAGAAAGCCAATGTCAGCTTCTGCAAGATGTGCGTGATCTGGGTTATGCAGCCGCCCATCTGGGCTGACTATCTGATCCTGTACCCAATAGCCGATTTCCTCTCCCGGAATTACTGATATATAGGGCTTTAATTCTTCCACGAATTCTCTTAGGGGATAAGGCCGATTCATTTCGGGGCCAATAGGAACCATAATTCCCTCTGGCATTAAATTAATTTATGGATGATATTGATATTTCAGTCGCTAATTTAGTGGTTAAGTTTTTTCCACTTTTGGTCGAATGAAAATTTATTGAATTTATTCATTTAATTACGATATCTGGAGACTTAAATGTCAGATTTAGAGAAGCAAATTGATAGCTTAATGGATAGTATTGAAGAACTTCAGTTAGATGCTCATGCCTCACGTGTTGCAATCGCGACTTTGGCCACAGCAATGAAAGCCATAATGGGGGAAGGCTCAAATCTTGGTGAAATGTATCTTACTGCCATTAGTCAAGTTGACCCTATCGAGTTTGATAATCCAGTAGAAGTTGGCTACCGTGAAAAATTGAATGAAAAAGTTGCCGCACTACTTGGAAAAATCAATTAATAACCATAAATGCCGCTCTGTGAGCGGCATTTATAATCTCTTAAAGATACTTTTTAGCCAGAGAGATAAGCTCGACTTCGGCCGCTTCCCCAAGCTTTTTAACTCCATCCCGAACGAAATGCAATGCCGCTTCAAAGTCGTGCACTCCGTCTTTTACTTCGACAGATTGAACCGGTTCAGAAGTTGTTACCGGCACAATCGTAGAGGATGTGATAGCGGTTGAGGTTGAATCTGCTACAAGGTCATTCAGTGGTTCGGACATCATTACTTCCTCTTCTATGGGTAAAGCCCGGTCATTACTCCAGGCGTCGGTTAAATCTTTTTTGGCGCTTCACTTTGCGCCCCCTGTGGCTGAGACACGGCCTGCTCATCCAGTTTGCTTTTCAATTCATCAATCTGAGCCTGAAAGCGCTGCTCTACATCATGCCAGCCGTCGCGGATGGCTGTTGATTCGGCCTCTGCCTTCTGCGGACTGTTTTTCCATCGAAACAGGCCCACCAGCCAGCCAGCAGCGAAGCCAGTGACGAGCGCAATCAACGCCCACGAAATGAGTGCGGTAGTGGTAAACATGCTGATCCTTAATTTTTTGACCGGGAGAAAATGGAGCGGATGATTGCGAGAATAACCATTGTTGCTGCTACTGTTTTCCATGAAATGGGCACAATTGCATTCCAGCTGGCCGTAACAGCAAGTAAATTCCATGCCCACAACAGAATCCAGGCAACTCCCATTCCAAATGCCATAGCAAAGGCAATAATCAAAAAAGCAACCAAGTAGAAAGCGGCCTGATTGCTGGTTCGGTATTTGATATTGATTGCCATTTGGTTATTTACCTTGTCGGGATAATTCGATTTTGCGGATGCTGGCTTTGTCCTTGTTGCAGTTTCCCAGCACGGTTAACAGCCGTTCGTTTAATTCCAGGCTGCTGCCCCACGTAAGTGGATCGGGAATTTCCGGTACCGGACAATCAGCGGTTAATTCCACCGGGATCGGGACGGGTGGAACCTGAACGAATCTGGTTTCTGTGCGTGCGCAGCTCGTTAGCAGCGGTAGCAGGAACAGGCAGAGCAGCGCACTTGTCTGTCTCCACCGCCTTACGGATAACAACAATTCGGTTTTCGCTGTCGGTGTTGGCCTGCTGTTTCTGTCCCTGCGTTGAGGCCGCAATGTCGTTAAACAGTCGAACGGCAGAGATAACATTGTTGGTGACAGCCTCGGCTGATTTTGTCTGCTGGATTGCCGCATCGCGCTGTTGCTCCACTCTGAGTGTTGAATCACGGTAGTGGGCAGCAGCAAGCAATAAAGCCGCTATCAACACCACCAGCAGGAACGCCAGCACAACGCGCCAGTTAATAATTAACCAGGTCATGGGTTCAGGCTCCAATTGCAGATCTCCCGCTCAACGTCACGGCGGTTCGCCAGCCCCTGAATCCTCACGCGGTCAACATATACCCAGCTACGAAGGCCATCACAGGCTTGCTGATAACGACCGGCATTCAGGTTGCGCAGTACCGATGAGTGCTCGAATGCATTAACGCCGACGTTATAGCTAAAACTGATAAGAGCGGCTTTCTGATATGCATTCGACGGTACCTTTACGGATCTTTCTACAGACCGGGCATAGGGCTGCAGGTGCTTTTGCAGAAGCGCATCGCACTCTTTCTGCGTGTAGGTTTTCCCCTGAATAACATCCGGTCCTGTAATGCCGTTACACACAGTCCAGACGCCGCCGACGTCACGATATGGCGTGTAAGAATTACCTTCGAGGCTCGGGATCAGAACAGCCGCGATCGCTAACGCACCGCCACCAGCAGCTGTGATGAGGCTTTTACGTAAAGCGGGTGAAATAGCCATTATGCTTTCTCCGCCAGCTTCAAAGCCTTGTTGACCGTATCAACCACCTCTGGCGCTTTGTCCTCGTCATGCGAGGGTGATCGGTTTAAATAACTCTGGATCGCCGCAGTGCGTAAACTCTCCTGCTCCGCCTCAAACTTTCTGGCCAGTTCTTCCCGGTTGCTCTCTTTCCGCTTGTAATACGCGTTCACGACAAAGGTCGCGATCCCGAGCATCACACCACTGACCAGACCGATAAAATTCCAGTCCAGGTGATATACCCAGTCGTACCAGTTGAAAAGTCCGTTACAGACCAGGCCACCCGACGCGCAGTAGGTAACCCCTGATGCAATTTTGTCAGGCATGATTTTGACCATATGATTACCTCCGTAAGTACGGAAGCTGTGTGTAATTGGAGTGTGCAACACTCAACATGGAGGAATAAAAAGTATTTTTTGCTTAATAACCGACTCTGAAGATGAAAAACCTCAGGGGTCGCAGCATCTGTGAAGACATTAATTATCAAAAATAACAGAGGGATTAAGAGTATAAATTGCTCAGGGTCATTTCAGACCCTGACCTAAGTTCCGACTACATTGGTCCTACTTTTGCCGCGCCCCCCCAAGTAAGCGCGGCTTTTTTTTATGCGCAAAGCAAAACTGTTTCTGAAAACCCCGGGGCATATAACGTTGCTCGCACCAAAGAAAAAAGGCCGCTCGAAAGCGGCCTTTAGGCTATTTTTAAAAAATTCGTTGACTCTTTAGTTACCGCTTAATTTTTCTGACGGTGATTCAATTAACGACTCAATGAATTTTTTTTGCTGTGCATTGAGGTCTAGCTTCCTGATTTTTTCCGCCTCGACCTGAGAATTTGACTGGCCGGGCTGAGTCTTAGGAGTGAACTTTCTGTCCTCTCCAGCGAAAGCAACTGCCGTGACTATCACCCCCCATACAATCACGCAAAACAATAACATCAACAGCCATGTCGCTCTTTTCGATATTTTCAAAATCCTTCCCTTTCTGTAACGAAGGAAAGAATAAGACAAATCTGATAACAACTAGTTCTGATAAGTATGCATTACGCTATTTTGCACTAAACAGGAACACCCTGCGCATGAATCACAAAATATAAAGCTAGCACGAACCAGCCATAAGCATAAAAAACCGTTATGGGATTATTAGCCAAAAATCAAAGTCATAAAAAAACCTGCGTAAGCAGGTTCAGTTATTGACACAAATCAATTTCTATAGTTATAAAAATATATTATGGTTACTAAGGATTTTCCCTGGAGTTGGCCGTATTGGCTTCCCTCTTGTCATCCCGACCTGGTTGCCGAGACCTTTGATGGCTTGAGGGATTTTTTTTCGGAAATCATAAGCAATTCTGTACATTTTCCGCCATAACAACAACTATCCTTCAGTACTACTAAGCCTAAACTTAAGTACAGCTAATTTAATTGGCTATCCAAGCTGGTTTTAGAATGCTGTGACAGAGGTGGTAACAGGTATGCGGTGCCGGGTGCCTCCCGGTGAATCAGGAAAAGCCACAACCTGAATCGCTTCATTGGCTAAGGTATTCACCCCAAATGTGGCTTAGCCCCGCCGCTTAGGGGGATTCACCGCATTAGTACCAGTATAAACATTATTCAGGTTGTAATAAAAACGTCAAACGAGTAATTATCACGAAGAAAAGCAATTTAATTACTTGATTAAACCCTGCTGAATTAATCTACGATTCAAGTGCGTAGTTGTGATAACTCTATGAAAAATAAACAACCTCTAAGTGGCAGTCCATTTCCCGTCAGTCGCGTGCCTGTAGCTGGCGGGGATTTTTTTATCTGGCACTACTTTTCCTTCACTGCCCAGGCACCAATACATCAAAGCCGTCAAAAACAAAAAAGCCCCGCACGATGGCAGGGCTATAAATTCTGTTGCTTGTCGATACAGCTTTGCGAAGCATAACGAGATTCAACCAGTTTTTACGACAGTCTGCAATGAAAATCTTTCACTATTTAGATTGAAGGCATCATTTAAAGGAAGATAGAGCGCATATTCAGCCGCGTTGAGCCATGCGCTAACGCGCCTTTCACATGTCCGAAAGGATAACTCTGGATGGTGCTCATTGAGATCGCGCGCGATTTCTGACTGTTTTTTACCGCGCCCCAGATAGCGTTGTTTTATAATGCTGAGTAATCCAGGTGTATTTATGAGAGTGGTGCCGATTACCTTGTCCATCAATGCGCCTTCTTCATTGCTACAAAACACCAGGCTACTGACAACACTTTCTTCCTGCATTTGGAGCATCCACTGCTCCAGTTCGATATTACTGATACCAGCTTTTCTTAATTTCCGCATGGCCTTAACAAGATCATCATGGGTGACTTTGCCACGCGACAGCATGCGCTTAAACATGTTCACCGCTTCGGGCATATCGCTGTATGTAGCCCAGCGCCCCCACATTTTCAACTTACCCTGTAGCCAGACACTTTCCATGGTGCGTAAGCGCAAATCTTTTCCGTCTGCTTTTCCGGTAGTTGATGGATAGATCATAATTTTCCTTCATCCAATAGTATTTGCTGTGTTCGAAACACTCCCTCTGCGTGATACAGCCGGAGTTCATCGCGGGTAAATTCAGTTTTAATTCTGCCGTCGATGGCATCGTGACAGGCGTTACATGCGAAAGCGCCTTGTGTGTCTGGCGGTTTAATTCCGGTACCGCATGAATCGGAAAGGCGATAATGCGCCAGCACAGTGGTTTCAGGATTGTGATTACAGATGCCGGGAATTCTCACCTGACAATTGCGGCCACGCGCTTCCCTGCGGATATTTACAGGTCGAGGCATTGCTGACCGTCCCCCTGAATAATTCTGTTCCGCTTCTGGAATTCAGTTGGTGCGCTGAGCCAGTGAGCGGCCCGTATCGCTGCAGCCTGGTCACTGGAATAAATCAGACGGCGGTTTGTGCGGGGTAAAGCAGCACAGACAGGACAGTAATCGGTTGTGTCGTGGATGCAGCCGCCTTTTTTACCCCTCATGCAGATGTGAAAATGCCCTGCCCTTGTCGCACAGTTTTCACACATTGGTGCATCACATGTGTAGGGCTTGTAAGCAGATATTTTATCGGGCTCTCCCTCATGCGGCGGATAACCTAAATGACCATCGCAATAAAGCGTTGCCTCGGCACCACAGAAAATGCAGCATTCTTTTTTCATGCGGCAAACTCCTGTAGCTGTGCGGCGGCGTTCTCTGCTGCCTGCTGGCTTTCAAATGTGCGAAACAGAATCTGATACCAGAGGACATTAAGAACCGCTTTGTAAACTTCCTGAAATTCGTGCTCCTTCATGCTGGCGAACGAAATTGATTTGGCTTCGCGGCGCTGAGTGCCATCGGGCAAAATATATTCATCGTAAAATCCGGCCGTCATTACCGCCCATTTACGGAATGCTTCGAACGACTTAACCAGCACCACACCCTCAGCGCGATCAGCACCTGTGCGCGACAGAAATTCGTCCAGGGTTTCACTTAACACGCTTTGCTGGCCGGTCAGCGTACTGAGGTAATCAACGTACTGGCGCAGTAACGATTTTTCGGATTCCGACACAACACCAGCCGTGGGCGTCCAGTATTCAAAGCCCAGATTGAGTAGCGCAAAAAAACGTTTGTGGAAATTGTAATTACGCGCCTGACGAACATCACAACTCAGCCAGGCACCGGTTTTGATGCGCGCCAGCACTTCGGCGGCCTCGGCGTTCGCCACCATCATGGTTGTGGCAGATGTTTTAATCAGATGCATTTGTGGCATATCACACCATCCCCTTCCGGCGCAGGTACTCAGCCTTGAGAATTTCGGCAGGCGTTGGGCCGCTGTCCTGTGCTGGCGCAGATAAAGCCTTGCGAACAGGTGGCACCGGCTTGCCCTCAGTAAAGCGATCATCCCAGTACTGAATCAGCTTTTTTGCCTCGCCCAGCAGTTCAGGTTCGGTAAGCTGGCGGTCATTGCTGCGGCGCCTTAATTCCAGGCAGATGTGATACATAACCGCCTGTGACCACGGATAATGTTCGCTGGTCGGGTACCGGAAAACCGTCCTGCGCCAGTGCCAGAATTCTTTCAGTACTTCAGCGGCGGTGATCCCCAATGCACCTTTGCCCTCACGGCACCACGCGACGAACTGACCGGGCGACGGCAGGAATGGTTTTTCCTGTTTACGGGCTGCCCGCATGCCAGCGTTGACCTGTGCCATTGTGGTGATCCCGTTCTCGCGGAATGACAAAAGCCACTGGCGCCGGAATTCGTTTAACTCCTCCTGGGTGCGCAGATTCGCCATGGCAGCCGGAAACGCCGCACGTAACTGACCAAAGAGCGTATTAAAAATTTCGGCAACCTGCTCTGCCTGCTGCGGTGCATCGTCCTGGATTTCCGCCAGACCGCTTGCAACACGTTTCATGTTTTCACGGTCGAGGTTAACCATCTGTTCAGCAATGCTTTTCATTCGATCACCCCATGGATCCAGTCAGTGTTGTTGTAATCCAGCGCTGGCGCAGCGGCCCTGCGTGGCGTGGCGTCACGCTGGAGACTGAGCGTGTCCCACTTAGCGCGCAGTTTGGCCGGCGAAAGAATATTTGAGCACCAGAACGCGTCACGACTGGCCCATTTGAACAGTTCGCAGATCTCGCGATGTGTGCGACCGTCGATTTCTCGCATCAGGCGAATGTCATTGGCCCAGGTTGTGAGGTTTGGCTTGCGAACTGCCGGACGGATTGACGCGACAAGGCCAGCAATCCATTCGGCGCAGTTCAGGTCGTCAGGTGATCCCCACTTGTTGCCTTTGGGTGAGCTGATCGCTGCATCTGGCTTAACAGGAAAATCATTTTCAGAGGGTGAGTTTGGGGATTCGTGAGAATTCTCAAACGAAGATCTTTTAATATTGTTGTTTATATATTGTTGTTCATGTTGTGCGGGTGTTTGTGCGGCTTCATGTGCGGATACACCCTCTGAACCCGCGCCGTCACTGGTTTTGTCATGTGCGGCCGTATGTGCGGCTTCATGTGCGGGTAAATCGTCTATTTTTTGAGCATATTCAGCATAGTTTGTGATGGTAATCACGGTGCCTTTTTGCCTCTCGCCTTCCATGGAAATCATGCCTTCACGCTCGAAAACTTTGAGCATTCGCACGACTGCATCCCTGCTGACCGGCTGACCATTGCGATCACATAATCCCAGCCCTAAATCCGCTGCGGTCGTCACCAATTGTCCGGCACTCAGATGCCACTCGCGCCCCTTAAATCGGGCTGTGTATGGCTGTCTCTGGGCAGCAAAAAGCAGGTTATCCCACAGCGTTCTGAGATAAACATCTTTGGCCCACGGCTTTTTGAGAATGCTACGGTACAACGGGATGAATCCGTGTTTCTGGTTCTCCATCCGGTTGCTCCTGCGCTGGCGCGCGGTGTTGAAGTCAAAGAGTTTGGCAGTAGTCACGGCTTCCCCCTTTCACTGTTTACATAACCAGTAATTCCTGGCATACTCGCTCCTGTTGTGGTGTTAAAAATCAATTGTGATTTGAGATGAATCCTCGGTGGCAGCCGGGGATTTTTTTCGTCCAAATAGCCGCTCTAACCTTTCTAAGCGTTCCTCCAGTTGTGACTCAGGAAAATGAATTTCCATAAAAACCAGCGCCAGACTCATTAATTCAAAAAAACTGTGCTTCTGGTTTCCGATCGCGTATTTCATGCGCGTTACTGCTGCGTCATCCATGCCAATGAACCGGGCAAATTTCCCCTGCCCATTAACCGCAAGTCGGCTTAATAGCTGGCTTTCAATTCGCTTTGCTTTTTTGCGTTTATTTGCAGACTCCATAATTGATAATTCCTTTATTAATTGGGCGTCATGCGAATGCATGCCGACAGTGATTAATGATTCAGTACGGATAGAAATAGAACTACGCCGCACTATCTCGATTGGTGCCGTATTGAAGCCAACTTGCATCACATTGAAGTGCATTTGCTATTTCAAACAGAAAACGAGGGCGCTTTGTTAAACCAGCTTCAATCTGTTGGATTGACTGCTGTTTAACCCCTGCCTTAACTGCCAGTTCAGTTTGGGTAAGGTTTAGCTCCATTCGTCTTTGTTTGAGGCGATCCGAGATTGTTTGCATAGAGCCTCCTTTGACAAATTTTCTTGTATATTAATTACAATTTACCTTGTTTGTCAAATACAGCTTTTCTTGTAAACATCCCGTTCCCATGAATGAGGTGTTCTGATGACAACTATCGCGAAACGCGTACAATCTAAGCGAAGCGAGTTAGGTTTAACCCAAGCTGAGCTTGCTGAAAGAGTGGGAACGTCCCAGCAAGCTATCGAGCAGTTAGAGAACGGGAAAACTAAAAGGCCGCGCTACCTGCCAGAGCTGGCTAGAGCGTTAGGCTGCGAAATTGATTGGTTGATAACTGGTACCAAATCAGGCACGAACGTTGCCCCCGCTGAATTAGGAAGTAAGCGAATCCCGATCCTCAGTTACGTTCAAGCGGGTTTATGGACAGAAAGCCAGGAATACCGGAGCTATGACGGCGGAATGAGTTACCTGCTTGTTGATGATGACGTATCAGACAAGGCATTTGCATTGATAATCGAAGGTGATTCGATGGCACCAAAATTCAATGCTGGGGATAAAATCATCGTGGATCCAGAGGTTTATCCTGTGCCCGGTGATTTTGTCGTTGCCCTTGATGGCGTTAAGAACCAGACAGTTTTTAAAAAATTCAGGCCAACCGGAGTGGACTCGCATGGGAATGATATCTATGAACTGGTCCCTCTTAATGACGACTTTCCAACATTACGCTCAGAAACAGGTAAGTTGAGCATAATTGGTACAATGGTTGAGCACCGCATAAGCAGAAAGAACCACAGACGCTGATATTTACAAGAAAACCGACTCAATTGAGTCGGTTTTTTTTCGCCCCTCCAACAAGAAAAAACAAAAATAAATACCTTTAAAAAACAAGAAAGTAGGTTTCTAATGCCTATTTTTACAATTTTCATTGTTTACACGAAACAAACTATCTTGTAATTTTTAATGACACCACAACAAGCGAATGAGGGTAAGGAGATCACCATGTACGGTACCGCTTTATTGCCCCGCCGTGATGTGCTTCCGGGCACGCTGATCCGCCACAACGGTAAATCATGGCTGGCGTCTGCCAACGTCGATAAAGGGCTTTATGCACGGTCTGTTTTTGAAAGTATCCGTATTACCAGTGAAAAAATTGAAGTCATTTTAAATAAACGCGGGCAACCGCAGATTAATTAAATCTCAGCACAAATATATCCCGTGGCGCATGCGTCAGGGAAATCCACATTCTGAAATCAGAAAAGGAAAATGAATTATGTGTCTTAACTTTGCTGTCGAAATAAAACCCAGCTGTGTTTTTTATTCAGAGAAACAGCGTATTGACTGTATTTCTGCTGCCGGTGAAATCATTGGTTATATCAGCATTAATAAAATCGATGACAGCGCAACAGCTTTCAATTCTGCTGGCCGCATCAGTAATGAGCACTGCCCTAGCTGCGCCCTGCGCACCCTGTTTGCCTGGAGAACGAACCTGGACGTTGACGCAGTACATATCGCCTCTGATGAAAATCCGGCTGCTGTCGTTATGTCCGCAATTATCTCTGCCGCTGTAAGACACTGAGGGAACCGGCCATGACTGCACTTAAACCTTTCTTCGTATACCTGCGCGCCAAGAAAAAAGCCGGCCAGAAAGATCACGTTTTCTGGGAAACGCGCGCCAGTGAAAACCGTGTCATTCGTGATGCAGCCAACGCTATGGAAGATGCCGGACTCAGTGAGGAAGATTTCTTTTCCCCTGCTGTGACCAATTTCCATGTGGTTGACGATCTACCGCCCGAGGGTATGCTTGATTCCGCCTGGTGTGAGCGCTACCAGCTTGCCAGCGACAAAATGAACTGGGAGAAAATTCCCGGCGTTGAAGGCTCAACCACTGTTGAACCCGCTGCACCAGCAACGCTAGATCCTGTCGTTGAAACTGAAACCACGCAGCCCGGCATTATTGCCCTGGAAGATTTGACTGTTGAACAGGCTGTTATCGGCGCGTGGGTTTTTGGGACACAACGCGAATACACCAAAGAGGATTTAGCCGCGGTATCTGCGCTAGCGATGGATACCGACGAATCCTATCCGCAAAACTTGCTGCTGGTATCCCGCAGTACCAAAGTGATGCAGTTGCAGCACGCTTATAAATCAACGATCGCTGACTGGGTTCAGGCGGCTAAATTGGTGTGGGAGCCTGGTACCGCCGTTCCGCAGGTTGCTGACCTGCTTAAATTCACCGGCGAATGGCTGGATGCACACAATGATTCCTCTGCCCGCGCTGAGGGTAACAATAACCGCCGCAGTGACGTTACGAATAAATGGGCTGCCCGTATCGCTGGCAAATCTCAAACCGTGACCACCACCATTGTGACAGAGAAAACCACCAGCGGTGCGACGGCGGGCGGCGGCATCAAAACTGATCGTAATCCTGACTATGAACATACCCTCCAGACGCTGGGTATCGAAATCGCCTGCGCCCTGTTCCCCTCTGATTTCGACATTTACGAAATCCCGACACCGATTTTCCGCAGGGCTAAGGAAATGGTCGCCGAACGTGATCAGACCTGGGCGGCGTGGAATCGCGCCCTGAGCAACACGCCCGGCATCCTCGATAATTCACGCGCAGCTGTCTTTGCGCTGATCCGCTCTGCGCCGGAAAACATTCACCTCACCCCGGGTGAACTGCAGTACTACATCAATACAACCCTGGCTGAAACAGATCACGTCAATCCGTCACAGGAAACGCTTGCGGCTGCTCACAGTACAGCTAAAGCCATTACACCTGAGCCAGAGTCTGTACCTGCAACAACGGCGGCGCCAGTGGCTGACGAGCCCATTAAAAATATGGGCGACGGCATATTTGATATTACTGCCCTGATGGCTGAAACCATGGCGCCGCAGGTGGAAGCGTCTGTGCCAGTGGCAGAACCGGTAACAGCAGCGCCAGCAGAAACCGCCTCAAATGAGGGTGAAAAAACGGAAGTGGTGCCGGAAGTCGCTGACGTGGCCGCAACCTTCCCGGCCGTTTTCGAGCCTGGCCGTTATGAAAACATCCCTAACGAGGCATACCACGCCGCCAGCGGTATCAGCAGCAGCATGGTTAAAGATGCGCGGATCAGCTTGATGTATTTCCACGGCCGCCACGTCACTGGTGTTATTCAGCGTGAAGTTACCGACGCACTGACGTTCGGCACGCTGGTGCACACGGTGGCGCTGGAGCCTGAAAAGCTTGAACAGGAATTCGCTATTTTCCCCGGTATCCCCGCAGGCGCATTCACTAACACCGATTCACTCAAGACATTCATCCGTGAATTTAACGCGGATAAGCCGAAAGCCGAACAACTGAAACTCACCGGCAAAAAGGAAGAGTTACAGGAGGCCATTCGCGCCGTAAAACCTGATGCGATCTTTGCTGACGAGTTTGAGCAACAGTGGCTGAACGACAATTGCCACAAAACCATTCTGACTTCATCACAGATGAGCCTGGCGAAAGATATTCGCACTGCACTGCTGCGTCACCCATCCGTCGCAAACCTGCTTAACCACCCGTCACGCGTTAATGAGGTGAGTTACTTCGGTATGGATGACGAAACCGGTCTAGAGGTGCGCGTCCGTCCAGATATTGAACTGGAAATCGACGGCATACGTATTGCTGCTGACCTGAAAACCACCAGCATGGGCCGCATTAAGCAGGACTACTTGCGCGCCCGCCTGCACCGCGAAATCACAGAACGTGATTACCACCTCAGCGCGGCGATGTATTCCGAGGTAGCTGGCTTCGATCAGTTCTTCTGGATCTTCGTTAACAAAGACCCTGGCTACCACTGGGTAGCGGTTATTGAGGCATCACAGGATTTGCTTGAACTGGGCTCGCTTGAATATCACCGCACCATGTCAGCTATTGCTCGCGCGTATGACACCGGTATCTGGCCTGCGCCGATTACCGACGATTACACCGACGAACTGAATGATTTTGACTTGCGCCGTCTTGAAATGCTGCGCCCCGTTTAAGGAAACCAGATTATGACTACCGAAATCGTAGCCTCAGAAAACAAGAATCAGAAAATCGACAACATTTCGATTCTGACCAACGGCGATTTGTTTAATCGCATGCAATCTCTGGCCACCGTTATGGCGGCCAGCGGGGAATTTGTGCCGGCACATTTCAGGGGTAAACCAGAAGCGTGCATGGCAGTTGTCATGCAAGCAGCGCGTTGGGGCCTTGACCCGTTCGCCGTTGCTCAGAAAACCCATATCGTCAGCGGCACCCTGGGCTATGAGGCCCAACTGGTCAACGCAGTGATCAATACGATGTCGCCGACAAAAGACCGCCTTCACTTCGATTGGTTTGGCCCGTGGGAAAACGTCATTGGCCGCTTTGAAGAAAAGACCAGTTCCAAGGGCAACAAGTATATTGCTCCGGCCTGGAGCCTGAAAGATGAGGCGGGCATTGGGGTAAAGGTCTGGGCGACGCTCAAAAATGAAAACGATCCACGCGAACTGACTATTTTGCTGTCACAGGCGCAGGTGCGTAACTCAACATTGTGGGCCAGCGATCCCCGCCAGCAACTGGCCTACCTCGCAACCAAACGCTGGGCGCGCCTCTACTGCCCGGATGTGATTTTAGGTGTGTACACGCCAGACGAAACGGAAGAACGACAGGAGCGTGAAGTATTCGACGCGCCGGAATCACGCGTAAATCTGGCCGGTCTTTCTTCGGCAGCATCACCGGAAAACTTCGAAGCCGCAGCAGAGCCAGCGCAGGCAGACACCCAGCCCACGACCAACACAGCGGACTTAGCCGAAAAATTTCGTCAGGCCATCATCGATGCAGATGCTCCGGCAGTCGTTCAGATCCTGCGTGGTGAGATCGATAAAGCAAAATCCAGCCTCGGTACCGCGCTGTTTGTCGAGTTAAAAAATCGAGCCGTTGCCCGGTTCTACCTGCTGACCGCGATCGAAAAACTCAATCAGGCAATTAACGAACTGCCTAAACCCGGCGCTGATGGTGCCAGTGATGCATTCGCCGCGCTGGAACGACTGTACACCAGCAACAAACGTCATCTGGGCGCAGAACTGGAAGAACAGTACAGCGTCACCCTGGCCGACATGAAACCCGAATACGCCGCATAACTCGTCGGCCCTTCGGGGCCGGTTAAGGAAACAGATATGAGCAATGAATTTAGCGGCCTGAAATTTGCCAGGCGGTTTAAGCCCGACGATGGATGCGATCACACTGCGCTGATCGTCTGGGGTATGCGCCGCCGCGCCAACATCCGTAACGGCATTAATGCACCGCGTCCGGTACCAGTAAAAGTGATTGAGGTTAAAGCCAATGATGAACGTAAGTCACCTAAATCAAAGCGTACGAAATCTGCTGGAAAGCCTGCCAGCGCCACAGGCAGAACTTTTGACACTCCTGTTGGAAGCGTTCGTAAAAGAGCAGCAGCGCAGCGCTGTGCTGGCTGAGGCGGTCAGATTTGTGGCCTCACCCGACAACTGGATTCAGCGCGACGAAAATATCTGGGAGTGGCGCGAGTCACCCCGTAATGAATTTATGCAGGTGCTTAACAGCGCCTTAGCCAAAGCGGAGATAAGGCAATGAGACACGTCACCGCCACCGAAATGATGATTGAACATAACGATCAGTTAGCGCGTGATCCACGGCACCTTAAACGCCTCATGGAATTCTGGCCGCGTGAAAACATTGTGCACTGCATGGCGAAATTACTGTTGGAAGAAATCGAACGTAAAGCCAGCCCAGGGAGGGATTAATGGAGCAACCAATCCTTGATATGTGCTGTGGCTCAAAAATGTTCTGGTTAGATAAGAACGACAGCAGAGCAGTTTTCGCAGACATTCGCAAGGAATCGCATGTGCTTTGTGATAACCGGGCCTTGCATATTAACCCGGACATCATCGCTGATTTCCGCTCACTGCCCTTCCCTGATGATTGTTTTGCGCAGGTAGTATTTGATCCACCTCACCTTGATCGCGCTGGTGAGAACGGTTGGATGCGTAAGAAATATGGTGCGCTGAATAAGGAAACATGGCGTGAAGACATTCGCGCCGGTTTTAGCGAAGCGTTTCGAGTGTTGCGGCCACACGGCACACTGATATTCAAATGGAACGAAACGCAGATACCTGTCAGCCACGTTATAGCGTTGACCGACCAAAGGCCTACCATCTGGCAGCGCACCGGTAAGGGTGACAAAACTCACTGGATTGTGTTTTTAAAGGATGGTGTGAAATGAGAGCAAAGTTTTCACTAAGTCTGGCAGTGCGCAAGTTGTGCCGCCGCCAGGGGCTTTACCTGAACCAGTTTGCTAAAAAGGCGGCTATTTCAAAATCGACTTTACATGAAGCGATGAAATACAACTCACCCAAGCTGGAAACCTGCGAACGTTGCGCAGAGGGATTTGGCCTGACACTGGCAGAATTTATCGCGGAGGGATACCCCACCGTAGGAGTCAGAAAAATGCATTCAGCGATTAATGATAAAGGGGGTACACAGTGAGCAACGATTACATCACTGAAAAAGAGGTTATGGCGGAACTCGGCAAAGGCAGAACAGCGTTATGGCGCCTGAGAACCAAATATGGTTTTCCATCTCCGATTTTAAGTCATCCGGCACGTTACAGCCGCGCAGCGGTGAAAAGGTGGATTGATGAAGGCGGTATTAACCGATCTGCTTAACGTGCCAGAAAATTTTATCAGCGTAGAGCTCATAACCTTTACGCTGATCTTCCAGCCAGTCATGTTTGTTGTACACCGCCATTACCCCGCCCAGTTCATGCCCCAGCATCTTTTCGGTGACATGGGGCAATATCCCTTCCTCTGACAGATTCGTTACCAGGGTGCGCCGGAAATCATGCGTGCGCCATTCCGGAATATCGATTTTGCTTCGCAGTTTTCGCATGTACAGATTGCACGACGAGCGGTCGATTGCCGTATCCAGCTCCTGACCGGGAAACATAACCGGATTTTTCATTGCCAGCAGCCTTTCAACATAAGGCTCTATCTGCTCAAAAATGGGCCGCCTGATTATGTTACCCATCTTCGAATGTTCCGCTGGCGTCGTCCAGATGAGATCATGCATGTTGAATTCTGCAGGGGTTGATAGCCGCAGTTCTGAAAGGCGGGCGCCCCAGAGCAACAGCATCTGGTGAAGAATTTTATTAGAAGAAAAGACTTTATTATTTTCCAGCGCCAGCCAGATTTTCGCCAGTTCGTTATAGGTGAGAACGCGCTCGCCGGTATCAGGTTTTTTCCCGATGTTCTTAACGCTCAGTTTGAGCACTTCACAGGAGGGAATAAGCTGGCGGCTGATGCACCAGTTCATGACTGATCGGAGTTGCAGCAGCAGCACCCTGGCTTTCTTCTTATTGGCCTGTTCCTGCTTATCGAAAAACTGCACCCAGAGCGATACAGGAATGTTTGCTACCGGCACATCCTTAAATTGTGTGTACATGGTGTTGTACACAACTGACTTGTACAGAATGCGTGTGTTTTCCTTTAGCCCGGTAACGTACTTGTTCCACCATTCATTGAGGCAGTCTTGCAGCGTCAGTTCTCCGCTACTGCCGACCAAATAAGTTTTGGGGTTAACCCCCTTCATGTACAATGCCCGCATTTCGCCGACCGCTACACGCGCCTCTTTGAGAGACATCGCAGGATAGCGGCCAAGCGTGATGCGTACAGGCTTATTTTGCCAGCGGTAGCGATACTGAAAAGCGACGGTACCATTAGGCGTAATGCGTGCGCTCAGGCCGTCAGCGTCTGTCACCTCTGCCGGGCCGCTGTAGGGCTTGCCGTTTATGCTGCGCAGTTTGGTATCGCTAAGGGCCATTATTATATTTCCTGTACACATCCGATAGATGTCATTCTGTACTCAATGTGTACGCAATGGCAAGTGAACGAAGTGACATTAAAGTGAAACATAGGCGGACAAGTCGAAACAAAAAGGAACGTAAGACTTGAGAAAAACAGAGGGTTTGCGGTAGGATAGAAACAATCGCGAACTGTTCAAAACAGCACCGAACGATGTCTCCTTAGTTAAATGGATATAACGAGCCCCTCCTAAGGGCTAGTTGCAGGTTCGATTCCTGCAGGGGACACCATATGTTAGCCCATCTAAGTATTTTAAAGTCTAGTCAACTCTTCAACTTCAAACACTTACCTTCCTTTTGTAGCCCGTTAACGTACACCGTCATATTTCAAAATCCACTCTGTTTGTTGGTACATATGTTGGTATTTTAAGTTCGATAATGCAGATACCATCAGAAGAGGGTTTTTAGTATGGCGCTAACTGAGTTAACTGTAAGAAATACAAAGCCTTCTGATAAACCTGTCAAATTGACAGACGGTAATGGTATGCATCTTTCGATCACCACAAGTGGTTCTGTAAGTATCCCGCTTAAACGAACCATTCACTTTTAGAGATCTTCCGACATACTGATTATGTCCTGTGAGGAGATCACCATGCGTAAAGCCCGGTTCACCGAACACCAGATCATTGCCGTTCTGAAGTCCGTCGAAGCCGGACGTACCGTTAAGGATGTCTGCCGTGAAGCCGGTATCTCTGAAGCCAGCTATTACAACTGGAAAGCGAAGTTTGGCGGTATGGAAGCCTCTGATATAAAAAAGATGAAAGACCTGGAGGATGAAAACCGTCGCCTCAAACAGATGTTTGCTGATCTCAGCCTTGAATGCCGGGCACTTAAAGAAGTCATCGAAAAAAAGCTTTAAAACCAGCGATAAAGCGTGAGCTGGTCAGCTATCTGACCACGCTGTTTGCCATGAGCTTACGCCAGGCCTGCAGGACGTTATCGCTGAGCAGGACGGTCTGTTTTTACCAGCCCGATACCCGGCGTGATGAACCGGTGATCCAGGTGCTGACTGAGCTGGCAGAGCGCTACCCGCGATACGGCTTCAAAAAGCTGTTCCAGCTGCTGCGCAGGCAGGGTAACACCTGGAACCATAAACGCGTTCACCGGATTTACTGCCTGCTGAAACTGAATTTTCGTCGCAAGGGAAAACAGCGTTTACCCGCACGTAACCCGGCGCGACTGGCTACGCCGGAAGCGCTTAACCAGAGCTGGTCCATCGATTTTATGCATGATGCGCTGGTCTGCGGCAGACGCTTCCGGACCTTTAATGTGGTTGATGACTTTAACCGCGAGGCCCTCGCCATAGAAATCGATCTGAATATCCCGGCACAGGGGGTGGTCAGGGTGCTGGACAGAATCGTGGCAAACCGGGGTTATCCACTGAAACTGCGGATGGACAACGGACCAGAACTGGTCTCACTGACGCTGGCACAGTGGGCTGAAGAGCATAGAGTGATGCTGGAATTTATCAAGCCGGGAAAACCAACGCAGAACGCCTTTATCGAACGGTTTAACCGGACGTACCGAACAGAAATCCTGGATTTTTACCTGTTCAGAACGCTGAATGAAGCTCGGGAAATCACAAGTCGCTGGCTGATGGAATACAACAGCGAGCGGCCTCATGAATCCCTGAATAACCTGACGCCGGAGGAGTACCGGCTGATGGCCGAAAACCGGAAACCTCAAAAAGTGCGTGGAACTAAAACGGGTGTGCTTACAATATTACATGGCTGTTTGATTACGTATTGTACTAAAAATATCCGGCCGATTAAGGTTAATATAATCGACGCCCGCCGCCGCGATTTCCTGATGAATTGCTATGTCGTCACCACCGTAATAAACCATGATTTCAAGCTCGGCCTGACGGCTCGCTTCAAGGATGGCTCGATTACGCATCTGTTCTACGCTCAACTCAATGAGCGATGCATGATGAACGGTTCTCACAAGAGAGGGCGACATCGCGATATCAAGGGTGATCATTTTACGAAAGTCCGGCGCGGCGGCCTGAAGACCGCGGCGCATTTCCTCGGAAAACGAAAAGAAGAATGTGTCACGGACCATACCGAGATCCCGTACCAATGCAGCTACTTTAGCCGGATCGCAGTATTTCAGCTCGATATAAACGCCCGCGCGACCGCGCAAATGCTCAAGATAAGCATCAAGCCGCGGCACCATGGCACCTTTAAAGCGCTCGTCGAATCCGCTTCCTGCATCCAGCGCATCGATATCGCGCGATAAGGCATGACCCACAGGGCCGGTGCCGTTAGTGGTACGATCCAGCGTTTCATCATGGATAACGTAGAGCACGCCATCGGCACTTTCTCGCACATCCAGCTCAATGTAATCAGCCCCCTGTTCCAGCGCCA